ATCTGGAGCCACTGCACCTCCGACAGCTGCGGCTATTTGACTTCTTCCTTGAATGTTAGCTGTAGCTGATGACCCGGCTGTTGTTTGTGCAACACTTCCTCTTATTTCATCCATCACTTTTTTCAATTCTGGATATTTTTCAATTATATCTTTTATTTTTGCATCAACTTTATCCCATTCTTCCGTAGATTGGTTAACATTTTTTGCATATTCTTTTGCGGTAATAAGTCCTTTTTTATTTTCAACCGTCGATTGTATAATACTTTTATTTATAGAACCATACGTTTCTGCTACTTCTAATAATTTTTCTAATTCTTCTTGTGTATATTCTGATGAATCTCCGATAAAAGATGCGAATTCTCCGGAAATTGTTTTTGTTGATTCTAATGCTTTTGTGAGCATTTTTGCTTTAGCGGAAGTTTTACCAAATGCTTTTGCTATATCAATTTGTAAATCTAAATATTCTTCATTATCGTTTACTAAATTTTCAACTCTTTGTCTTAATTCATCTGCAGCTTTTTGTTGTGCTTTTGCAATTTTTTCAGTATCTGCTAATTTTTGTGCAGTTGCTTTTGCTTCTTCTTTTTCAATTATTTTTAATTGTCTAAGATAATCTTTTTGTTCATTAGATGCTTCTTTTATTGCATCTTTTAAATCTTTTTGAGTATTATATTGTTTTTCTAAAGATTTTATTTGAGCATCAATTTTAGCCTTAGCAGCACCAACTAAATTTTTATTTTCTTTAATTTCTCTGTTAAGTTCTTTCCATTTTGCATCTGCTCTTTCCAGTTCCTGTCTATATGCAGCTGCTTCTCCGGCTAATGCTCTTAGTTCTTTTTTATCTGCCATTAGTATTGTTTCTTAAGAATGTTTTTAAGTTTTGTAGTATCCATTCCTTTTTTATCTTTGGCATTTTTGATTGCACGTAAAGTATTATCTAAACTATTATTCCAGTTATAATATATTTTACCCAACTCAGGATCGGTTTTCATCATTTTTTTAATAAACTCTTGTTCTTTATTTTTTTCCTTTGCATTCAAAAATAAATCCCAAAGTTTAGAAAACATATTTACTTCTACTAATCTCTTTTTGGACATAATAATACTTTATGTATAAATATTATTTTCTTTTAGTTTTAGACGAACTACCACCCTTTGCTTTATTCAAAGCTTTTTCGTGTTCTTCTTTTTCTTTATCTTTTGTATCTAACAATTTTCTCCAATAAAACTCTCTTAATTTGGTTGGCATAAAATAAAGGTCATTCCAATTAAATCCACCATTGGAATAATATATCATTTGAAATATCTGGTCGTGTAAAATTACACTATAATTACTCGGAAGGGTAAAAAAAGTCAACCCCGAACGGTATACGAAGTGCCTCCGTATCACCCGTAGAATAGATGTGTTCAAATGTAAAATTCAGATCAGGTGTTAATCTTTGAATTTCTTTTCTAAGACCTCTACTATCACCTGCTAATAATCTATTTATGACAAAATCAGCAATAACCGATATATCTCTATTTCCGTTCACTTCTACAATAATTCTTCTATATCTTGCTGTAATTTCTCCACCCATTTGTGTTACTTTTGCCATTGCTTCAACATCTTTTTTGATTGCAATTTCATCACCATGAGTTAATAATTTAAATTTAATAGGAGTTTTGGAAATAGGTAAAACAAAATTATATTCATTTTGTCTATTTAATAATGTTTCATCCAATTCTTTTACTTGAATTTTTCCCAAATCAATATTTACTTCCTCTTGTTCTCCTGTAAATTTATCTATAATTTGTACCGGGTAATTAGGTCCAAATGCTAATACTCTACTTGCAACTAATATTGCATTTTTATCACCAACCATCAAATCTTCCGGTTTAACTCCAGGTTCGATAATAATTGATTCTAATAGTTTATCAATGTGTAAACCTTTGGTAATTAAATTGGTTGAAGTTAAAATATCTTCTTCTTTTGCTGTCATCAATTTAACCGTAATTTCACCTTTTGCCAATGGATTAGTTTCAGGATAACACAATCCTTTTGATGGTAAACTTATAATTTCAGTTGGAAACGGATAGTTTCTTTGAGATTGTTGTGGTTGAGGTCCTAATCCCCTTGAAAATTGTGGGTCTAAATTTTGTTCCATAATAATATAACTTTGTTGTTTATTATATATATTCTATTTCTAAAAAAATAAAAGGGGAACATTTCTGCTCCCCTTATTTTTATAATTTCTAAATACGATTAGTATTCTAAGATTGCTTGATCGAATGTTAAAGTTAATTCAATTGATACTGGATCAGTTGTATTACTCCAATCCATTTCACCAAAGTTTGCTTGAGAAATAAAACAACCTTGCAATGTCCATTGTTCAACTTTATCACCTACTGGTCCTAATAGATAGAAAGTGACATCTTTCTTATAGAAAGCTGCGTATCCATCTCTACCTGTAATAGATTCATGAGATAATCTAATCCAATCCATAACCGCTTGTGCGCCCGATGGTACAATTGGATCATAAAGGGTTACTGTGATATCCTCCCAGTTTGATTTACCTTTAATCTTTCTTTTTACATTGATATGATCAAATCGGGGTTAAATGCCATATAGAATCTATTGGATAACTTAGGCTCCCACTGCTTATAAAAAATATCATCGTATGTTAAAACTTGCGGCATTTTTATTGTTTTTTTACTTTATTTAATATAAATATCTCTTTTTTAAATTATGCGTCAAAAGTTGCTCCTGTTGGTAAGATGTTGAAATCAATTTGAATAAATTCAGCTGTCCTAGTTGGTTGTAAAAAGATAGCACCTTTTAAAATGTTTCTATCAACTACATCAGGTGTATTATTGGTGTCATCCATTACGACTCTGAAAGCGAATAAACCTTGATTTTGTTGAATGCCTGTTAAGTAGGGATTAACAATGTTTAAGAACGCTTGTCTTGTAGTAGATGTATTTTGTTCAAATACTAAATACTTCGATGTAGATGCTATGAACTTTCTAACAGTCAATAACAATCTTCTCACATTAATTCTATCCAATGCAGATGGTTTTTCTTGTAATGTTTTTTGTCCAAAAACTACTGGATTTGCAAGTCCTGGAAATACTACAATAGGATTTACTTTACCATCATATAATGTATCTCTTTCAGATTGAGTTAATCTGTTTACTAAACCTGATGCACCCGTTAAACCACCTCTATTTAAACCTGCTGGTGCAAACCATTCTGCTGCTACTCTATCATTTGCTGCGAATACACCTGGTAACAAAACTGATGGTGGAACTGTTATTAATTTATTTGTATTTACATCCTTTGTATTAATCCAAGGATAGTAAGATGCTACATAGCTTGAATCAATATCACCTGCATTATCTACCGCAGTAGCTATTGTTTCATCCGATGATACACCATCTAATATTAAAAATGCATCACTTCTTTGTTCTACTAAATCAACCAATGCGGTTGAAATATAAGAATGTTTACTTTGTATAATACCAGGTGCAACCACCATATTAATATCATATTCATCTGTATTTGATAAAGCATTAATCGCTTTCATATATGCTACCGAACCTGAACTTGTAGAATTTGATAAGTTAAATCCTTGTGAATTACCCGCCACAATATTAGAGCCTTTGTAAATTTCAGTTGCTGGATTCATACCATCAAATCCCTCCTGGAATGCCACAACATATTGTGCCAAAGCAGAACCTACTGATAGAGAACCACCATTTGATACATCCAATCCAAATACTGAATTTGAACCATTTCCAGCTGCTGAAGGTATTGGTTTTAAATATATTTTATTATCATCATTATTGTCCAAATCTATACCACCAAATTGTGTTGCTGAACCTGTTAAGTATGTTACAGCAGGGATACTAAATGCACCTTTAGCTACTGATGCTGAAACTGGTAAAATATATGCCGCGTGTCCAAATGGAACAGCTTGTACTGGTAAAGATTCAGCTGATACATAACTTTCATCATTTTCATTCCAACATCTAATATATTTTGAATTATTTACCCAATCTCCATATTCTGTTACTTTACCATTTGAAGCTATTGATTTACTTCTATTACCAATAACTCTACATACAAAGTTAGGGGAATTCACATCCAAATTTACATTTGCAAATGTTTCTAATACTTTTTTTATCTTATTGGTATCACCAAATTCTCTAACAACTACGGTGAATACACCATAATCAGTTCCACTAACACTACCTGCTGCCTTAATATTTGAAATTCCAATTTTTACTTTTTTATTTGCTGAATTACCAACACTCAATGTAATAAATCTCAAAACATTATATCTATCACCACTTATTAATTGTGATTTTAAAATTGGTGTTTGAGCCTCTCGTGCATCGTGGGTAAATAATTGGTTTCCTAATACAAATACTGAAGAAGAACAGGATGAATCAAATGTCATAGATGCATTCTTAAAAAATCCATATACATAAGGATTTTTAGAACCAAATGCTGAATTACCAAATACTGCTTCAATATCATTTGTATCGGTCTCATCTAAAGATGCTGATACATTAAGGCCAGTACCTCTCAATACAAAATCTCCATTACCTGATGTAGAACCTGTACATTCTGCGGTGGAAAATCCTGCATTAGCACTTCCTGAAGTATTGAATAATATACCTAATGATGCTGATACTGAACCAGAAGTTGCAGTTAATAATAAAGGAGCGGTTTCGATATAACCACCAATACCCGCTACTCTACAAATAGTTGCAGTTCCTGCTTCTCTTAAGTAGTTTTGTACTGCTAATGGTGTATAGTAAGTACCATCTGCACTTCCATATAATGATTGAAATTCTGCCTGTCCGTTTACTATTGTAGGAACTATTGGACCTTCTAAAAATGGTCCGATGAATGCTGCTCCAATGTTTGCAACACCTTGTTGTAAAAATGAAAGATCATTTTCTCTCGTAAATACACCAGGAGATACTAATTTTTCTGCCATGTTATCTTCTATTTAATAAGTTAGTTTAAATCTAATATAAATATAATATTTTAATTCAAAACACCAATAATTACTTTAATGCAACTTTGAAATAATCATATACTTGATTTACCGTTGTTGAACTTTGCAATACATTATAGAACAATACCGCATTTATACCTCCATTCCAAAATGATGTTCTTGCACTATTTGCACCAATTGTCAGATAATCTGTTGAGGATGGTGCAGTAAATGCAGATGATGTAAATGTTCCTATTGAAGAACCATCAACATATACCGTACATGTTCCGGATGGTTGGAATGTTGCGGAAATCAAATAATTAACACCGGTAGATAAAGATGTTGATAATTGTGCACTATTTCCTAATGAACTACCATAGAATCTTACTCTGTTATATGATGAGTTATCGGTTGATTCAATTGCTAGACCATAGAATCCAGCATAACTAAATATAAATCTAGATGATGTTCCGATTGATGCTGCGGTTGGTCTTACCCATACATGGATAGTTCCTGTATTTACATTAAATTGGGAATATCCACCATTAATGTTTGTAGTTTTATCTTTGTAAAAAAATTGGTTAGTTCCATTAAATGTTACAAAAGACGCTTTCCTAGTTGCACCATTTGTAGATGTTGGGTTACCACCTGAGATACCTGCCGCATTTGTTACACCCGCAGGTCTTACGCCTGTATTATATCCACCCAAATCTAACCAGTCTGATGAAGCACTTCCTGAATTATATGATGCTGTTTTGTATTGGTCAACATACATTCTCAATCCAGAAGATGGGATATATGGTTGTGTTGCTGTTCCTTTGTTATGTGATACTATACCATTTGCTAAGTAAACGTCCGCATTTTCTACGTTGATTGTTACGATTTCAACATCAGCTTTAACTATTTCAATGTTAAATACTTCAACTTCGGTTTGGTCATGCATTATTAATTTATCTCCAGGAAGTATATCACCTACATTTTTAAATTTATATTTTTGGATTTCATTACAATAAACATAAAGTGGGTGAGTTTCTGTTGCTTTAATTAATCCATTATTTAATGAGAAATATCCTTCAGCAAAATTAAATGTTAAATCTTGCACAGTTACTGTTTGTTCTGCTCCATCTAATATTTCTGAGTGGAAAAATCTCCACTCAGTTTCCTGACTATCTGATGTTATAGATTCATCAGGCAAACCTGTTGGAACCCATGCTTTAATATTATCACCAACATTTAAATCTTCAACATTTATTTCAGAACCATTTTCTAATACTACTTTTGTACCAAATAATAAACAAAAATCAGGTTGGTTGATTGTATTATAAACATCCACTGCGTATAATACTTTTGTTTGCTTACCAGCGTTACCATAATTTGTTGCTCCTAAATTATATCCATCTGCATATCCCATTGTAAGTGTTGCTGATGCCTCTGAATAGTTGGATGCTGCAATTGCTGCTGGTGTTATTGGGAATGTTGGATGTGTTCCCAAAGTTGCAGAACCTACTGTAAAGTTTGCATTGTTAAATGAACAAGTAAAGTTATTGGCCTGTGTTGCTACTTTAGTTGCCACAAATGAACCAGAAGTTCCAAATGAGAAAAAAGCATTTTCAGTTGTACTTTCTACAATATATGTAAAAGTTGGTGGGGTTACTGTTACTGAGTCAAATGAGAATCCGAGCAAATTTGTATTGGATGCTCCTCCGTTTAATCCACCTAAAGATACAGCACCGGCTCTTACTGAACCACTAACTGCTCT